CACCGACTTGAAAGAATAAAATCTCAAATGGTTTGATATTATCTTTAAATATTTTTATATGATTTTGTTTGTCTGTATCTAATACCCATTTGTTAAATTCTGGATTACCTTTGAAATCTTTTCTTATTTGTGGTATCTTGTAAGACTTATCAAAGTATGCCCACCTACGAACCAACTTAATGAATTGGTCTGGTTTTATGTCCACACCAAATTGTTTACCTGCATTAAATACATATTCTTTCCAAAATGATTCGTGATACATACCTAATGTATCGGTATCTTTCAATCCATATTGTCCTTGTAATTTATTTAATCTACTTAAAAAAGAACTTTTCTTTGTTCCGTAGTTTTGAACTTTACTCATTTTCAAGAAATTAGGTCTACTAATTTTAAAAGTCTTTTGTATATTTTGATTCACTTGTCTAATCATACCTTCTAACATACGGGCTGCTTCTTTTGAGTATCCTAACGCTCTACCACTTTTATCATATTCGGTAGTTCCGTGAAAAACAATTTCAGCTACATCATAGTCAATTACATTTGCTGTCTGTGGATATATAACCTCTAAATTCATCCATTTAGTTCCATTACCAAATACTTTTGTTTTTTGTGCTTCTGATAATGAACCTATTGCTTTTTCTAAATCTCTCATCGCTCCGACAAATGCTTTTTTAATTTGTCCTCTACCACTAAACATTTTAGCGATACCTGCGGTTGTTGGTGCAGTTTTACCACCATTTTTTAGATGACCTTTATTTCTAGCTGCTTTTAATCTTCCGTCAACCCAACTTACCATTAGGTTTTGTCCGTCAAGTTTTTCAGACACTTTGTCTTCACGATTTAGTTTTCCTGCCAATCCATTAATAATTATGTTTCTCAAATCTGAAAACGTCAAATTATTATCATCAAACGGGTGATTCATATGTCCGTATGCTCCACCCTCAGTTAAAAATACTCTTTTCACGTCTTCAACAAAACTTTCAGTTAATTTTTTGTGTATATGCTTTACACCTTTTGATACGTCACCTTTTACCATCAATGGTGATTGTTTCATTTTCATATAAGATTTTTCTCCAAAGTATTTTACGACTTCAAATTCAAGATTGGATAAAGTTTTAGCCATTCTTTCTTTGTATCGTGGGAAAGGATTATCTGCCGATTCTGTATTTTTTCTTGTTTGATTTACGGTTCTTCCGTAAGTGACTGTCTTTGGTCTGTCTTGTTCGTATTCGTCTGCCTCAATAGTAAATGCCATTTCAGCAGTGTCTTTGATTGGGTGGTCAATTAATTCATAACCTATGTGGTTTGCGTGTTCTGGTGATACTCTGTAATAATCGTCTAACGAGCCAAAAAAATCATACATACCCTCATCTGACATATCACTCGCGTTAAAGTGTTGTCCAAAGCCACTTACTTCTTTCATTAGTTCTTTTACTCGTGGTTGTTGGTAAAACTCAAATAACTTTCCGAATCTTGATGTCATCATATCATATGTGGATTTATCAAAGTATCCAAATGTTTTTCTGAATATTTGTTGTCTTTTTTTGTCATCAAACTTTGGACTACCTAATAGATTTCTAATTTCTGTTCCACTTGATATACCACTAACTTTGACGTGTGGTGCTTCATAAATGTATCCGTGTGTTTCATATCCTTTTAAATTTTTCATATTTGATTTGAAGTCTTGGTAATAAGTTAATCCACCTGATTTCTTTTTACCCATATTGAAACGACCTCTATCTTTTCTACCGACTGCATAAACTACTGCTGTGTCTTTACCGAATTTTTTCAATGCATTATCTGCTACATACGGAACTCTTTCTTGTATAATTTTATTTTTAGGAACACCCATTTTTACCATATGTTTTACTTTTTCATTAAAGTTTAGTGGGTGTCTTGGCATTTGTTGTATATTAGATGTGGTTATAAATGCGTCATCAAATCTTTTTGATAATGCGTCAAATACTTTTTTGTGGTGTGGACCAAATGGTTGGAAACGACCTGGATAAATTACCACTATTTT